AGCTGCGTTGAGTATCTCTTGCTGCTCTTCGATTTCCTTGGTCTTCGAGGCTCTTCGCAGCTGGTTGATACGTAGAATCTTAGTTGCTTCGAGGTCTACGATTCTATCATTTATCTCTTTCTTATTCTTTATTTCTTCACCAGTCACCTCAACTTGTATCTCTAACAGACGCTTCAAACCTGCGATCTGTTTATCTACAGCTTCTGTGTAAGCGTTTTGGTCTTTATTCTCCAGAGCGTCACTCGCGTTCTGGCTATAGTCGACTGTTGTACGAACAATGTTACGCAGTTCTTCTGAAAGAGCAAGCTGCTTCGAACGCTCCTGTTGCAGCTTCTTCTGAGACTCAAGCAGCTTTTCGTTCAGAATGCTTCGCTGTTCCGCAGCCTGTTCGACCTGCTTCTGTAGCTCAGCTTCTAAGTCAATGGCTTCCCGTCGTGCTTTATTGTGCTTCTGTAGCTCAGTCTCTACGTCAATATACTTGTCCTGAACCTGTGAGATTTCGTTACGAATCAAGGCAAATAACTGAGTATTGCCTGCCTTTGCTGCATCAAGTGCCCTACGGTTCAATGTAGTTAGTCGAGCTTGCAGAGACTCGATAAGCTGCTTAGGTCGTTCGTCACGTACTTGTAAATCAAAGACCTTAGACTCTAACCCTAGAGCATCGACGGATGAGGCCTTCTTATTAGCCTCAATAATACGCTCGACGTTATCAATCTGCTGGCGTGTCTCTGTGAGGCTCTGCTGGATACTTTCACGGACTTCACGGCCAGCTGCACGTAAATTATATTGGAAGGCCTTAGACTTAGCAAGCATCTTATCGAAAAGTTGATTTATCTCACCGTCAACTTTAGAGTTGAACTGGCTGAATCGTCGCACATAGAGATCGAGTTCGATGTTAAGTTTGCTGACCTGATCGTCAAGGAGTGTCTGACGTCGTGCGTATGCTTGAGCATCAGCCAGCTTAGTCTGTCGTACACTTTCTTGAACAGCTATATTATACCTTAGCTGTTGAGTTGTCACTGCAATAATAGCTAAGGCTAATGCTGACATCGCGGCCACACCGAGGGTCACGGGTGCTGTTAATACACTAGCCGCAAGAGCGAGGGAACCAAGTGCGACGGTGGCGGCAGCAATGGCTGCGGGAAGAATGACTGCCATGAACCCTGCAAACAATTTGACAGCCGTAGTTAAATTAATTATATTCTCTGAGATATAGATTAAGGTGTCAACAATAGACGAGCCAGCACGGATAGTAAAGAAGTTCTTTATCTTATTTAGCTCAATTTCGAGCTTCTTACCAGAGTTCTCAAGGATGATCTGTTGAGCTGCCTCGAACTCTTTAGTACTGTCTGTGATCTTCCTCACGTTCTCCTGAAACGTCTCTAGATTACCGTTGACGAGAATCATAGCACCGGTGGTCGCTCGGATACGGCTGAATAATTTATCTAATTCATTAGCACTACCAGCCACACGCTTTTCGATAATCCCAAAGACTTCCGCCACACTGTACATCGAGAGAAGCTGCTGGCCGCTCTCGACGCCAAGGTCACGGAACAATTGCTTCATTTCATCAGTTGGGTCAATCAGCTTGAGGAATACATTACGAATAAGCGTGGCCGACTCAGCGGATTTAATACCTTGGTTAGTGAATAGTGCGATGGTGGCTGTAAGGTCGTCTAGCGAGATACCGAGCAAGGAGGCTGGGACCGCGATACGTCCGAAGTCGCTAGCCAACTCAGCCGTTGTAACACGCCCTAAGTCAACCGTCTTGAAGAACTTAGCTGCAATACTTTCAGCTTGTGATACTGGCAGGTGGAAGGCGTTAATCGCTGAACTAAGTAAATTAACTGCATCCTCAGCACTAGACACCGTTGATACGGCTAATTTATTAGCTGTATTCAAGAATAACATCGCCTCAGTACCGTCAGCGATTTGGTTAGATAGCGTCTCGTAGGCGGCACTAGCTTGATCTACGATGTCGAGGCCAAAGGCGTCAGAGATAGCCCTAAGACCTCCAACGTAATCGTCGAACCCTGTATTTGTATCTTCTGTGAGGGTGAGTAGTTCGGCTACACGAATCTTTAATGTCGTAGCTGTTGATATACTCTCGGACAGTGCCTTCTGTAGACCAGAGATTGCGACATGGGCAACCTGAACAACCGTCAACCTTAAAATACTTTTCCAAGAGACTAGGAAGTCAGTATTAGACTTGGTAGCTTTCTTAACAGGGTCACTGAGTTTCGTGCCCGTCGCTTCAGCGTTCTGCTGAATAGCCTTTGTCGCTCGTAGCACCTTCATCAAAGTGATCACGTTTTGAAGATGTAACTGTTCAGTTCTTTTGGCTGTTGCAGCTAGGCTTGTCATAGCCTTGTCAGATCGGTGGGTAGCCTTGGCCAACTGCACCATGACAGACTTTGATGCTGCGGCTGTTTTATTTAATTTACCTAAATTGGCTTCCGCACGAGACTCAGCCTCAGCAGACCGTAGCATGAGGGTTGAGATTTCTTTGAGTAGTGAGACTGCACCATCGTCGTCACCGCGAATGGATATTTCATTAGCCATTGTCTTGGACTCCTAGCAGTGTGGCGGCGTCGCCAATATAGTCCTCAAAATTGTCATTGAAGAAGGCAACAAAGGCTTGCTCACCAATCCGAAGACTGTTATAGCCTATTGCCCCAGACCAGTTGGCCGAGTCCTCATGTAAATAATACTGCAAGACTTTAATCTCGAACCTGAATCTGAGCCTTACTGAGTCTTTCGAGCCAAATGTTATTTTGTACGCGTCTTTACCTAGTCGGTCACCCAAGGCTCGTGACTTGAACTTTGCTATATTATCTGAAAAGCTACTTGGAGCAACCGTGTGTCCGGGCTTTACCCCATGACTGTAAAAGGCTGGGGACAGTTCTGTAGCGATACGTAGATGTCGAGCCAACGGCCTCAACTGTGCCCTAGACATGCCTGTATCCACATGGATTGTTTGTATAGCTGCTCTGACGAACTCACGGGAACACTCCTTCCAAAGTCTTACTAGCCGATCATGGAATGCCTTAGTTACCTTAGGACTATGTGTTCTTCGCCAACGTGGGTCTAGTTTTCCTGTGAACCTGATGCTGAACATAATTTATCTTTCTAATGAGAGAGGTCAGAATTAACTGGCCCCTCTCTGAGCTAGAGCCTGTTCATGTTCTTCTTGCGATCGTATTTCTTCGTAGGCAATAAGAAAGGCTTGTGCCTCTATGCCGCACTCATCCCACTGACTCTCGATTTTCGGTGGGAGTATAGAAAATCTTTCACAAGCCCGCCATGTCCAGTAGTCTATTGACCTTCGGGGAGGGAGGTATTTTGAACTTCCAGTGCCTTCAACTGTGCCAAAAAAGTCTCACGAGCCTCATCAATCTTACTTTGGTTGAGGCCACAAACTGTGAGAACCGTCATGAATACATTAGTGTATTCAAGCTCTGAAAAGACTTCGCGAAGCTCAGCTTCTACATTACCCCAAGTCTTGCGATCCTTGAGATCGACCGCATCCCATTCAAGTGCATTCTCAGGGTCGTCAAGACTGGCGACTAGAGTATACTTGAACTTGTCCTCAGACCATAATTTATGTTCTGTGAGGAACACGGGGTCATTCACTTCGACTTCGGTAGCTCCACCGGGCTTCGTAAAAGTCATCGGTTGCGGCTCTGGGTACAGTGCTTCGTACTCTTTACTCTCGACGAGCCGACACCACAACACGATATCGCCATCTTCCCGAGGAATCACACAGCATCGACGGCTGATACGGGAAATCTTTTTACCTTGAATCTTCATAACTATCTTTCGTTACTAGGACAGTACGGAGTTAGGAGCGAGGACATTGCACTTACCAGTAATTGCAATGGTGCCAGCTTTATAATCTACAGCCAGACTCTCGTGCCGAAAATCGGGGAACGTAATAGTTTCCACATCGCCACATCGTGGCGTATGAATGACTTCAATATCAACCGAGTACGGTCGGCAGTCATCAGCGTCAGTTGACGTCCAGCCAGAAGCAGCACCAGTCTGGTTGAGGGCTTCTGTGATCGTGGGCGTCGTGGCCGTGGACGAGTTGCCTCCGTACTTTGCGAAAGTACCAGTAAGATTAACGTCCATCGGCTGATCGTCACCATCACGGACCTCATCAAGACGGCCAGCATCCGTCGTGTATTCACGTGCCCGATACTCTGTGTGGTTAAGAGTGCCGTCACCCATTTTGATAACTAGTACATTTGCACCACCGTCTTTGATCTTGACAATGGCGTCTTTCAAATTGAACTGTGACATTATGCTTACTCCAAAAGGATTGTTGCTTGGTAGTCTGCCTCGACACTGGCGATGCTAACCTTAGAGTCCGTAGTCGGTAGACCAAAATTCTTTACACTAACATCGCCATCTAACGAAGCACAAAAAGTCAGAGTGTCAGAACTAATTAACAAGGATCGAGTAAAACCAGCCAAGATACGTCCAACATTTTCTTCCTCTTGATACATTTTTAATGTATCTAGTAGAGTAGTACAAGTTATGTGTATGTTGAAACGTACTTGGCCAGTCAACCCGTCTTGGGGGCGGAGCGTAACCGTGGGCACTTGTAAAATATAATTACTAGTGGACTCGATAACGCTTGCGACCAAATCTTCCTCGTAACGATAGAATGTGAGTGGCCCTTTCAATGCATTAAAACTTACTGCCAACGACTGCTTAACTATCTGGATTATTTGGGTCATTTAGTTATTCCCAGTATAGCGATATGGACTTGGCCGTTTCCGACATTTTCTATTTCTTTAACGAAGTAGTCATCGGAGTTGACCGTGACCGTATCGCCACGTTTCGGGGCAGTACGTCCAAATATCCCAAGTTGCTCATCCCTTGATAGGGTCCGTAGATTCTCGAACTCTTTGAGTGTTAAGTCTCGTGGAGCTAGAATCATTTTGACGCCTGTCAAGGGTGCTTCGATTGGTGTCGTTACCCCTGTCGCATAATTTACATTCCGCGATGTGGTCGTGGTCACAGTGACCAAGACACCAAACGATTTGTACAACCCATAGAAAGCAGTGGCTAGCGATATCATCTTAACGGCTCCATGCGGGTATTCAGGACTTCAAGGTTAGTGTTAAGCCTATACAACTGATTAGAAAGATCTTTTATATCTTTCTTTAAGACATTAACTTCGGCCCTTACATCCTGAATACCCTTTAGATTGCCTGCAATCTTACCATCTGTCTGCTGGTTGACAAAAGACTGCATCAACCTTTGGTTGTTCTGGCCCCAGAGATAACCACCAAAAGCCTGAGCAACATTACTTAACATCGACAGAGAGGTGAAAATGACTATAATAAACAGCCAATGTCTGTGGAGAAATCGAGCCATTGTCCACTCACTCCTTAGCCAGCCAGCAACAACGCACCACGATTGGCGTCAAGAGTCTTAACACCATAGAGCAAGTCACCCGTAACCAGTAGACCCTGACCCGTGCCCTGATACTGCATAGTAATTCGGAAGCTGAGTCCACCATAGCTAACTACGAAGGACTTAGCACCGAACTCGGGCCGTGGCGTAGCGAGTGGCCGACTAACCAATGCAACTGCATCACGCTGGAAGAGCCAACTGTAATCACCCGCAGGGCCAAGACCAACCAAAGCCGCATTAGCCTTAGCCGTTGCCAAAGCCTGTGTCGAATCCAGTGTCGTAGTAGTTGGACTACTCACTGAGTCAAGCACACCACCCAATTCACGCCCAGCAACACTGGTGCCGAAGGACATAAGCTGGCCGAGCTTGGGCGCCACGGTGAAACCATTCACGGCCATCGTCTTGGCGTAGTTCAGGCCATAGCCATCGCCTTCGTTAATCGCACCAGCAACATACACCTTAACAGCCGCGCCATTGTCCACAGCGTACTGGAGACCCGGCGAGATAGTTAAAGTATTTGTTGATGCCACATAGTCCGTGATGAACTGAGGAGTCATATCGCCACCGATAGTACACCATTCACCGGGAACGGGGTCAGGGTCGAACGCACTGCAAACAACTGCGGTCGTGCCGGCATCATAACCACCGGAAAGATTAACAGTTGCCTCAGTCAACGTACTGCCAGCGGAAATCTGCCGGTTAAGCTGAGTCATGTAAATGTTGAAGCCGAGGATACCACCGATATTGGCAGTCCTGATCGCTCGGCCACCGTCAGCTACACGATCAGCGTCGGTGAAGTCAGGGATGCTCAACAGGTCGCCCTTGGCGCCCGTCGAGACAACCATGTTCCACTCACCCGGCGGAATCTTGAGCTGATCCATAAGCTCAGTAGCACCGACCATCGTGGATCGAGTAATCGGAGAGCCGAGCTGCCCAACGATATTATTTATAAAGTTGTACTTCTCGCCAAGGATCGTTTCCTCGATACCTCGCGCCAAGCCCTTGATCTGTGGGATCAAGTACTGGTTGTAGAGGTCTTTGTAAGACTTGGACTGTTCCGAGTCTTTGATATTGAACGAGATATGGCCGTGCTGATTCAAGACCACAGGAATCTTTGCTGCCGTTGCAGCCTGCACGGTCACATTATCATCTGCACCTTTACGCACCATCTTGAATCGTGCGGGGGCTGGGATATTAACAGTGTCACCAAAGTCTTGGATGACATCAGAGTGGTCACGCTGGACAAGATTCGCAACTACCAGTTCCTCTTCGAGGATCATTAGTGCGTCCTGTGCCCAAACCTCTGGTACAAATGGACCTAAGTCATTACTAGGCATGATTCTTCTTCCTATGTTCGCGGTAAGCCGCAGTGTTAGTTCGAGCCAAAGTTGCCAAATCAACGTCATCGCCGTTCACGTTAGACCCACCCAGTCCACCAGTAGACGTATCTTGCCAAAGGTTAGAATAGTCAGGTTGTTCACGAAGATACTTTACAGCATCCGCAACATCCATAACCATTTCCTCACCCTTAGCATCAGTCCAATTGACCTTCGGGGCTTGCCTGCCGGTTGGTTTCTGGTCATCATCGAGAATGTCGGTCATACGTGTTCGGGGTTGTAAAATCGCCAGAACCTGCTTAGGGTTAATGGCTTTGCCGGTCGATGCCTCAGAGATAATTGATGCATTGATCCGGTCGTTGTCATAACGGCCTTGAAGGTCGGTGAGCCTCTGAGACAGTTCCTCAGTTTCTTCCTTGTATTTCTTACTGATTTCAGAGTTGGTTGATTCCAACTGGCGAACTCGTGCCGTGTTCTCGCCACGGATAGTCTCAAGGCGTTGTGTCAGTGCTTCTTTCTCTTCTTTCGAGAGCGTTGCACTGCTTTGTACATTATTTAATTCCTCGTTGAGTTCCGCTGCACGGGCCTCTGCTGCGGTTGCTGCTGCTTTCTCGGCGGCTACAACTCGCTCGTTTAGAGCAGTTTGTAACTCAGGAGTAAGTCCGTCAAGTCCGGTGTAGTCTAATGGCATAGTCATCTTTCATATACGGCATCAATAATCGCCAAGCACTTAGGCTTGGAATGCCTCTGAGTAAATGAATCTGATCGACGTCACGGTTAGTCTGTGACACTGGTCCGATCTTAAAGGATTTTACTGAGGCTCCTTCTGCCTCTGCGTTTGGGTCTTTGCCCTCTAAGAGAGCTAAAGCTATCTCACAATTCGCATCTTTTATGTCTTGTGGGACAATTGTCGGGATGGTAATACTAAGACGGTCAATTAAGGTTGTAGCGTGCGTTAAAGCGACCGTTTTGATTTCATCCGTTGAGTCATCCCACGCCGCAGAGAACAATTGAGTTGAGAAATATGTGTCAGCTTCAACTAAGGTTGCATAACTCATTTATCTTTTCCCTTCTCTTTTCCCTTTCCCCGAACCCTCTTTGACGGTATGTCATTCTCATCAGCGGCCTGCGACATGGTTTTCTGGTCTTCAAGCTCTTCTGGATCAGAATCTTCCGAATTGGTCTTGGGAGTTTGTGCGGATTGGATGCGTGCAAGTCTGGCAGCATGGTCGATCTTGGCCAATTCTGCCTCGCCTGCTTGATATCCACGAGCTAGGCTAGCCGTATCTGTACCAACAAGTCCAGCTTCATGGTCCTCACGAATAGCGGCAGGGTCAGTGGTTAGAACAACTACGTTATCTAATTCCTCTCTAATAGTTTGTAATTCACTCAATGGGATTTTCGAGCTAAGTAGGATTGAGGCAACACGTTTGTACATCTCACGTTTGAATGTGTTCGATGGTACTTGATGTAGAAGCTCAATTGTTTTATCTGCTTCGTCTAACCGTTCTTCGATAGTTGTTAGAGCATAGTTCTCAGGATAAATTATCTCTGGGTTGGTCGTCTCGTCGAGGTAGCCTCCCCAGATACGGGCAATCTTGAGTTCTGCCGTTTGGAGTTCGGCACCAATCTGGATTAAGCCTTCCTCTTTACTCTGTGAGGCGTCTGCTCTTGCTGCTGCACTGCCTGCTGTCGTCGTTGACAGGTTAATAGGCATTAGGTCAGTGATTGCTTGCCTTAGCTGGACGCCTTTCTGCATACTGACGGTGAGTGGTTCAGAGCTTGGGTGTATGAATCCCGGCCTGTCAGAGCCAAGGCTATAACTGCGACCTTTAACCACACCAACGGCTACATTACGGTCTGTCGCTTTATCTTCTTCAGTTGTATCTGGGTTGATCGGACCAACTTGGCCTGGACTAACCTGTTCTGTGTAGAACGGGAAGTTCGAGAGTAGTGCATACTGTAAGTCAGATGACTCAAGATTCATCAAAGCTATTTGATAGTCTGCAATGTCTCTCAGTAGTGATTGGTTCAGGCTCAGAATGACGAATGGTATGGTCTTGAGGTCGAGTAGTACCGGTTCTTTCTTCTCTACCTCTACTAGCACGCCCTTGTCAGTCAGGGTCAGGACGCGGTTGACATCATTATACTTATGAGGCCAACCATCTTTGTCGTTACCGTATTCTCGGTCCACAAGTGCAACCCTCGTTAAGACCCCACCTTCGAACATGTAATTTATAATCTGCTCTGAGCGGTAAGCATACATATATGGCGGGCGGTTGAGTCCACTTCTATGTGCTGTTTTCTTGGGTGGCCGGTCAACATAGATACCAACCCGACCCATACCAAGTAGTTCCAGCAGAATCTCGGAGGACAAGAAATTATTTAATGGTTTGCCAGTACCGTCTACGCCACCCTTGGCACCTGTGATGGCTTCCGAGTATGCCTGCGGCAAGCCGTCACGTGAGATGTCGGCGAATCGCGATTGAATGGTGTTGCAGATGTCAACTAAGGCCGCCTTAGCGAAAGCTGGAACATAAGTTATATTTCGGCGAGCGTTGAAGTCATCTGGGTTTTCGCGAGTAGAGTATCGCTCCAAGTACCTGTCTCGGAACGAATCACCACTCTCCAGAACAGCACGGTATTTCGTGGATTCCAGTGTTATAGCTGCAAAGTGTGGGTGTGTAGGGATCATAGGGACGTTCCGAGGTTAGTGTTGATACTTACTTGGCAGAGATTCATGAATGCTATCTCTGCATAGTTTCTAGCGTGACCATAATGGTCAGGGACGCGGTCGCCGGAGACATAAGCTGCTACCGGGTTGCCGTCAGGATCTTTCTTCACGATCCTTTTCGGCTCCTGAATCTGGTTCTTGTACGCGAGTGGGATGTCTTTAGGGAGTGTTATAGTACCAGTCTTGAAACGTCCCAAGGAAATATCTAGTGCTAACGTGCGATTCACGGTGACTATATTACTGTTTGGGTGTTTCGTGACGAGTGGTGATTTATCATTTGAATTATAAAATACAATTACGGCTTGGTTCGGAAAAGGTCTGATGAACTCAGCAGCTTTACGTCGTTCTGGTTGTGCATCGACTGCAATATAATGAACCTTAAAGGCCTTAATTAGTGCATTCAGATGTTCAAACTCTTTCACGGTTCCGGCATAGAGGACTCTTGCTTGCGATCTCAGGTGCAGGTCTTCTAGTGGCGTATTTGCGTCTAATTTATATTCTGTAATCTCTAGGTGCAATTCAGAGCCAATGTCAACACCCATAACTACGGCGTTCGTACCGCTATAAGATGACTGCATCGTGTAACCACCAATACAATCCTCTGGGTCGATTCGTGAGCCTTGTGGTTCACGAGGTAGTCCAAGCTTCGAGTTCCAGAATTCTTGATCGTCTGATGGGTTAGTGAGCCCTCTAAGGTATTTCTTGGCTAGTTCTCGTGGCGGTTCCATGAATGAGTAAAGCTGGCTAATGTAGAAGCCTGTGATCGTTTTGTTCGAGAACGACTCAACCCATTCAGTGTTGTCTATGTGGAGCCATTCGTGTTTCAGTTCGTGAGGTAATTTATTTCCGCACTCCCGACAGATTAGGTGGCTCTCGTTGACTTTAGAGTCTGTTGGGTCTTCACCGATAATCTTTAAGCAGTCTGGGAAGACGAGTTCTGTTGAACGGTTGCAGCTTGGACACTTAAAGTAGAAATGATGTTGTGATGAGTCTTGAAAGATTGCGTGAATACCTCGGTTCGGAACGGACGGCGTGGATAATCTAAATAATTGTTTTTCTAGTTGTCCTGATAGTCGTTCCGGTATGAGTGAGATATTCTCTGCGGTCATTTCCTCTAGTTCGTCAGCCACGACATATGCGGCAGGGATACTCTTTAGGTGGTTCCTTGATCGACTGCCTCGAATAAATAGTGACGCGGCGCCTGCTCGCTTATGTCCTACGTTTGATGTCGCATTAAATACTTTTTTAAGGTGTGGACTCAGTTGGATGGCTGGGTCGAACCGTGACGACGAAAAGTCACTAGCGTCTGGTGTTGATGCCGGCAGAATGTATAGTGCATTCTTACGTTTCTGGTCGATAAAATATAAAGTACGGTTCAAGGCTGTTTCTGTTAAGCCCATCTGGGCAGCCTTTTGAGCACAAATATCTTCATCTTCACAATCGTGGATAGCTTTCGTCCACGGGTGCATGTCGAACTTGAACTTGTTCAGGTTTCCTCTTGGGTCTGAGATAATCCGGTATTGCTGAGTCCAGTCGCTGCAGGATGTTATTGAAGCACGCTTCAACATCCTAGAGATTTGACTCATAAATGTCTGTTCAAGTGTTGATGGCATGTTGTTACTATATGTTGTAGATGCCCGGTTCCGTGGCGTCTTGGTCGTTACCGTTCTGGATCGCTCCGTACCCCGGCCCCTTTAGTATGCTGCCGCCGCTTGCTGGAGCCGTCGTGGTTAAGGAGATAAAGTATAAATCATATGCACGTTGGAACTGGGTTGGTTCTTCAACCAACAGGGCATAGACTAAGCCAGTTCCATTGATATAGTCTGCTGGCGTCTCTATAGTCCCTGATCCAGATTGTTTTGATCCGGCTGCGAATGTGTTAAGTGACGCACTCCACTCGGCTGTGGTAAAGTTCCAAACGTGTAGGTGTGCTGCTGCTTGATTGGGTCCGTAGTTGTTTGTGGACGCGTTCACGACTAGCTGTGTTATGCCTTCCTCATTAGTCTGGAAAGCTGAACGATAACCTAGCCCACCACCACCACTACTTGTCACGAAGTTACTATCGTCCACGGACACCTTCACGATTTGTGGTGCTGTGAGTGTCGTGCCCACAGAGTCTGGAGCCAAGGTCGTCACTGGGGTCCACTGTCCGGTTATGACGATTGATGGTGCTAGTATCATTGTAATTTATTTAACCTATTAGAGCGACCGTAACATAGTCGCCGGCTGTACCAGTAACGTATAAGCTATGTAAGCCTGTTGCTGGTAGAGTAATCGACCCACCCGGCACGATGAACACAAGCTGTCGATCGTTAGTGCCGTAGTAGACGTTTTCTACGTTATCCTCTGGTGCTTGTAAGACTACCGTGCCGGCGTAGTCTTTATTGGTGATGTCTTGAATGCTTTGTGGCGTTGACGTTACACCGACTTTTCTTTGATACATAATTTATTTACCTATTATTACTACCCTGCGTCTTCTATAGCTTCCGTGACGTGAGTAACCGCACCCTGAATTTCATCTGATATCATCGCTACAAGTGTTTTGTCTTCAATGTGGTTGTCGATGATACTTACGATAGCAGTAGCTAGTGATATAACGTGTTCCCGGTCCATCATTAAGCCAAGTTGGGTATCAATTTTATGGCAGTTAAGAACAAGATTATTTATACGTGAAATAGTCTCATTCAAAAGTGACGCATTAGCAATTAAGTCTTCGGCTGTATCGCACCTATCAAGAATTTCCTCCACGATAACGCGACTGATGCCAATTTCTTCTCGTAGTGACTTGACTGCCGAAGCCTCAGACTTATCTGCGATACTTTGTAACCATACCCCTTTCCTATAGTTACGCAACGCCTCCTTTTGGTTCCGAATGATCGTCAGACCGCCACCGTGAATCGGGCAGTAGTCACTACCTTGCACACGCTGCATGGAACACTGGGATTTCCCGCCCCTAGCGATAGCTTGGCATTGTGTTGTTTCGTCGTCGCCCTGTTTCAAGTCGTAAGTATTAGCCATACTCAAATCTCGTACCAAAAACGTGTTTGGGGTAAGTTTTCGCACGCATTTTATTGCATACAAAAGCCAGTTTTAGGATGCCCTTTTCTCGTACCGCATTTGGTCACGGGGATGGTGTGCGGTGCGGATAGGCCGTCCTCATAATTAGGTCGCTCATAGTCAAGTGGATTGTCAGGAAAATCAAAAAAATCAAAAAATCAAAAAAATCAAAATTGCTTTTTCACGGGAGTCTTTCACGCTCACGCTCACGCTCACGCTCACGCTCACGCTCACGCTCACGCTCACGCTCACGCTCACGGGATGGTCCGTGTAGTGTGCGGAATAGGCCGCACCATAATTAGGTCGCTCACAGTCGGGTGGATTTGCAAAATCAAAAAATCAAAATTGCTTTTTCACGGGAGTCTTTCACGGGCTGAATGAAAAGCTGAATGAATGAGTCTGAATAGGTGTGCAGTACAAAAAAAACTATTCTTTTTCTATACTAGAACTCAAGATAAGTTCATTCATTCATTCAGGATTGGCAAAA